CAAGTCCTTGACGAGCGCGGAGCACATCCTCTTCCCGACGGAGAACAAGGAGTTGAACTCGGCCACCAGCAGGGAGAAGCCGGTCTTCTTCCAGTTGGTGTGGATGTTGGCCAGCCTCGACACCCAGTCGTACAACTTGTAGTACTTGACCAAGAACTCGCCGAAGTAGGACGGGTTCTTGAACAGGACGTAGACCATCTTCGTCTTGTCGTCGGAGGAGATCATGGTGAACGGCGTGATCTTCACCTGGTCGAAGATCTTCGCCATGATCTCGTCCATGTAGTCGTCCACCATGCAGTGGTACAGGGAGCTGAGGTAGTTGAACATCCCCTGGCCCATCCCGCTCTCGTACACCACCATCCCGTCCCCGTCCAGGGCCTTCTCCCTCAACCCCCTCATCACCTCGTCGGCCTCCCCCATGGTCTCCGGCCTGGACTTCCACTTCTTCATGAGCTCCGTCGGGAGGAACATCTTCTTGTTGGAGAAGCTCCTGATGACGGTGCACAAGAAGTCCTTCAAGGGCAGGTCGTCGATGACCTCGTCCGTGAGGATGAGCAACTGCTCCATCACCATGGACGGGGCCCACCTGGACGCGTCGGAGTTGATGCTGAAGAACGCGCCGAACCTCTTCATCTTCTCGTTCATCTTCTTCATGTCCTTCAAGCGGGTCATGTAGTCCGACTGGAGGGTGGCCTTCATCTTGCCCTTGGTGTTCATCTCCTTGCTGTGCATCTCGCACAAGTTGTAGAACACGCTCTCCAAGACCTTGACCTGGATCCTGAGGATGACCGCCATGATCAGGATCTCCCTCGGCCCGCCGATCTGCTGCTTCGGGAACAAGGAGAAGATGGCGTCCACGTCGTCGAACTTCGCCACCATGCTGATCAAGGTCGACGTCTTCAGCTTCTCCACCATCCTCTTGAGGGTCTCGAAGGTGAAGTCCTTCACGATCTTGGGGTCGAAGTCGAACGACGGCGAGATCAAGGGCCCCTTCTCCAGGGAGACGGTCATCATCATCGCGGACTTGATGGTGGACATCACGGCGGACATCACCTTGATGTTGAACCCGGAGACGGACCTGAGCTTCCTCCCCAGCTTCCTGGACGCGCTGATCAAGAACGGCATGGAGAAGGTGTGGTGGATGTCGGCGCCCCTGGAGACGTCCTTCACGGTCAACCCCCCCATGGACAAGGGGTTCTCCTTCAACCTGGTGTAGTTGTCCTCCTCCTTCTCCATCTTCTCCATGATGGCCTTCGACCTGTGCGCCTTGAAACCCATCTCCTTGTTGAACATGTTCCCGATGTACATGTCGTTCATGAACAGGGAGAACTCGAGGATCAAGTTCATGTCGTAGAAGCTCGGCATCTTGAACCTGTCGTGCTCGGCCGACGTGGACGACTGCATCCTCAGCTTCTC